GTTATTGCAAGAGTGCAAGCCTGAAAGAATCGGGCAAGAAACTCGTCGTCTCCATCAACGGCGGCTCTCTCGCGCAAATCATCGAACGCGAATTTGGCCGCGTCGATACCAAGCGCATCCCCGATTGGGTATTCGATACGCCCTCGGAGTTCCGCATCGGGATTCTACTCGGTTATGCCGCCGGCGATGGATCGAAAAAGATCGGTCGCATATCGAATAGCCCGATGATGTCCATAGTCAGCGTGCGCAAACGCCTGCTCGTTCAGTATCGGCGCTTACTGGCGCAAGTCGGATGGGGTTTTGCGGGCATCATTAAGCGATCTGATAAGCCGGACAAGCGCGGCTGGAAATGTCAGCAATCCTACGCCTTGCTGGTGTGCGGTGCCGCTGCACGTCGCCTGCGCGCTGAATTCGATGGCGTGATCGTCGAAGCCGCCAAGCCGCAGTCACCGCAAGAATCCGCCCGTTCTATGTGGACGACCAAATACCGCATGGATGAAGGGATGGTGTGGCTACGAATTCGTTCCCTCGAACAGAGCGATATTCGCGAACCAGTGTACGACCTCGAAGTCGATCATCCCGATCACTCTTTCGACACGATTATCGGCGCGGTGTCCAATACGGAAGCCGCCCACTACCCTCCACAGTCACCGTTCACCGCAATGCTACCTATCGTGCCTCGGTCGCTTGATACATTCGTCGGTATAGAGAGCACGCCGTCGCCGGATAGACGCGGCATCGCCTTCAAGGAAATGTGGGAGCAGGCCCGCTGGGTGAATGACAAGAGACGTGACGCGTTGTTCGTCCGCTATTTCTGTCCGTGGATGAAAGACCCCTATGCTTTCGCCGATCCGAGTATCGTGAAGTTGGGCGACCTCGACGGCGACGAAAAGATTCTGATGGATTCAGGCGTGGCGCGGGCACAAATTGCATGGCGCCGGATGGAAATACGCGGACGTTACCGCGGCAAGAAGGAACTGTTCGAGCAGGAGAATCCGTCCGACCCGATGAGCTGCTTTCTACAGACGGAGATGCCCGCGTTCTCAGGCGAGGAGCGCGCTTTCGCCAAGTTGCATCTCCAACTGCCGCCGAAGATTGGGGTCGGTTCCTTCGTTCCGTCACAGACTCAGAATCAATTTCCGATTCGGATCGAAATCCGCGACAACGGCTTGTGGAGAATCTATGAAGAACCGCAAAAAAACTGTGAGTACTATATCGGTGTTGATGCTGCTCGGGGTTACGATGGATTCAGAGGGGGTGACGAGAATCGAGTTACAGACTTTGCCGCGATTGTGGTCGTCAACGGCTCGACTTGCGCTACTGCTGCTGTACTGGAAGGTCGCATCCCGCCAGATCGTGTTGCAAGGGAGGTGGCCCTTGCTGGCAAGTTTTACCGCACCCTCGAAATCGGCGAGTTCCACTACGCCATGCTCAACATCGCGACGACGGATGGGTTCGGCAACGAAGTTCTCCGGCGCGTGAGAAACGACTACGACTATCCGATCCATCGCTTCCTCCGATGGCGCAGTAAGGACGACCGCATTCACAACCGCCCCGGACAGAGCATTGGCTGGATCGATACGCAGACGACGAACGAATGGCGGTTATCGTGCTTCCGCATCGCGCTCGCCAACGAGCAGTACATCTGCCGCGACGAACGGTTGATCGAGCAGATTCAGATTGCTTCGATGACGGACACCGGAGACGCCGAAGTCGTGCGCGGCCACGATGACGTACTCGATGCGACCATGTACGCTTGGATCGCTCGCGATCTCGAAAAGCCGAGAACCAATATCGAGCCGGAGCAGACCGAGACGGTTGCGCAGCGGATGATGATGAAGATGTCGAATGACCCCACCGCTGTTTTTGCTCAGTTCAACCGGCAGCTTGAAGCGATGAAGCGACCCGCGAAGGCGGGGCCGGTTGAGCAGATGCTGCGACACATCAACGGAGATACATTCGTATAATGGCTGACGACACTCCCGCATCTCCCATTGGAACCTCCGCACTCCGACGTACCGTTGCCGGCGTCCGTGCGGGTGCTGGAGCCGCATCGCGCATCGCTCCCGCCCCTCCGCCTGATCAGGCCGAATCGCCGTGGGCCGGATTCCGTGAGCCGCGCCCCGCTACTCAAGCCGATGAACGCCGTGCCGAAGCGGTTGCCGCCGTCACCGCTCCGCCGAAGGCTCGTAAACCGAAGCCGACCAAGCAGGAAGATACCGCCTACGAACTCGTAAACGCGATTCTGATGAAATGGCGGCGCGACGTGACCAGCCACAACATCGGCTATGCGAATAACCAGCTCGCCCGCGAACTCATGCGCAACGGCGCGGTACTAATCAAGGCAGGCTACGAAATCGACAAACTGTCGGCGCTGATCCGGCTATCAAACGAATTGGTCAAGAATACGCTCGACGAGGGCGACGACGATAAACGCATCACCGCATTCGCGGAAAAACTTGCGCGCACGGATTTGACCAGCACAGTGCCGGAGAACGCAAACGCAGGCGAAGAGGAACCGCCGGAGTCAGAGGACGGAGAAAATGGCGACTAGAAAAGAAATTGTGGACGAACTCGACGAAGACCTCAAGGAAATCCTGACTGACGTTGACGCTGCGAAAGCGTGGACGCGAGTAGCGATGCGCATCGCCGACGCTTTGGAGCATCAGACGATTTCTCAGGTGCTCACCCAACTCGGCATGATGGGATTCAAGGTGAAGAATCTCCCCGCCGCGAAGCATCTCGGCACCTGTCCGACATGCCTGATCGTAAAGAGCGCGGAGCCTCCTAGCGACATCGCCAGCCCCAACGGTGGCATTCCGATCATCGGGCGCAAGGGCAACTGACTTGCCGAAACTTCGCGGCTAGCATAAAAGTCTGCGCATGGCATCTACGCCTTCCCTCGTTGCCGCCCGCGAAGAACAACCGACGTTCACCTACGACGAGGAGCGCGATAGTGCCTTCATCGACGATCTGATTCAGATCAGCGAAGACCACCGGACTGAAACTCTCGGGCCGAATTATTTTGATTGGGTGAAAGAGTTTTACTTGTTTCGTCCTGCGTTCTGGCAGCCCCAATTGGAGTATCAGATCAAATTACGCATGCCGGACCTCCAAACTCTCGTCATGCAGGAAGCATCCGATCTGACCGACGTATCGCCGATCTTCTTCGTCACCCGCGACGGCAAGCGCAAGAAAGACCCGCGAGAAAGCGTTCCAGGCAAATTGGGACAAGAATAACTTTCAACTCGAATGGTTCAAGGCAGAACTCAACGCGCTGCTCTGCCATACCGGATTCATCGAGGTGATGACCGATGCCAGCGCGCCGCGCTCGGTACGCATCCGCTCCCGCAACCCGCAGAATATATTCTGCGATCCATTCGCTACGGAATTTCAGGACTGGGAGTACGTAGTGATTCGCGTGCCGATGGCACCTGATGAAATCCTGCGTATGTTTCCCGGATCGCGTGATCGGCTGCCCGGACTGCTCGCAGAGCATCAACGCGATATGTTTCTGGAATCGCGGCTAGGCGGTGTGATTGGGTCTGGACCGATGGCGATAGAACTACCTCCTGGTGCGATGCAGTCGGTCGCTATCGGGCGTCCGCCTGGTGCGACGGATTATCTGTCAGTCGATTACGTCTACATCAAGGACGACTCCCGTGAGTCAGTGGCACGCCGCATCGAAGGATCGAAGAACGCAGGCGGCATACTCCCACCGCCAGATTCCGTGATGAAGTATCCGACCGGCAGACTGATCGTCCGCACCGGAAAACTGAAACTATGGGACGGCCCGAATCAGTACCGGCACTTTCCGATCTATCCGGTCTTCGCGATGCCGCCGATTTACGGCGTGTGGGGGACGCCGCCAGTCCAATATTTGATCCAGATGCAGCATCTCGCCGAATCCATGCACTCGCAGACCGCCGAAAACATGATCCGCCTGAACTACGGATACCGGCTTTACGCTGATGGCATGATTCTCAATCCCGACAATATGGACAAACTCGGCGGCAGCCTTCGCGTAAAGACGGTGGACGACGTGGGCAAAGCGTACAAGATGATTCCACCGCCTGCATTCTCCGACAGCCAGCAGAAGTACGGGGATCAACTGCTCGCGCACATGGCGCGGTTATTCGGTTACTCGCCGGAGCGTCAGGGTAGCGCGGGCGCAGGGAACATCGGTCCCGGCCTCATGGATACGGCGGTCACAAATGCACAAGCGATTACGCGGATGCGGGCGCGGCTTCTTGCCGATGCGGTTCAGCATGTCGGGCGCGGCGTATTCGAGACGATGGTGGACTGGCTCGACGACAGCGTATTCCATCAATCGTTCAACGGCGATTTCAGAACCGCGCCTTGGGAAGGCGTGCCTCTCGATCAGATCGACGGTTGGAAGATTCAACTCGACGCCGACAGTCTGCGCCCAATGTCGCAGTCGTCGCTCAAACAACTCGTGCCGATCCTGCTAAACCTCGGCGCGATCACGAAACGCGATGCGATCAAGTGGTTGAACGTGCCGGGTGCCGACGACATTTCCGATAAACTCGAACAGCAGGAACAGATGGCTCAACTGGCCGCGATAGCTCAAGGTGGAAAGGGCGGAGGAAAAGGAAAGAAGTGACTAATCGAGAATTCGCGGCTAGTGACAAAGAATTCCAGGAAGCGTGTGCTCGCGCTGGAATCCCGCCCACGACGCGGCAGGCAAGCAAATATCGCTTGAAAGACGGCAAGGCGTTTCAATCACGCGAGCACGAGCCTATTGACATTACGGAAAAATTTCGGCAAGCATCTTAAGAATTACACCGGAATCCCGATGAGAGGCCCGGACGAGAGGATCGTTCGGGCTTTTTATTGGAACTTGAAACGCACAGTCCTTTTCCCGGTGAACCCAGCCACATCGTCGTAGCTCGGCAGTGCGGTATTCGCCGCTGTCGCTCGACTACGCCCTGCGAGAATCACGATCAGGTGATCGTGCGCCTGTGTGTGGATGGGCGCGACCTTCCGGAAATCAAATTATCGAAAGCGTCGTGGCGGGAGATGTCGAGCACATTTCTCGAAGCACGCGAACTTTTTCATTTGCTCGCCGATATGACGGTCAACGCGAATCAGCCGCAGGCGGATTTACCGCGCATGGCGGATGTCGCAGCAGCACTTTCTCAAGGAGGTATCTGGTAATGGAGATTCGTGAAAAGCGCCACATGAAGCGTAAAGGCCGACACAGCAAGCGCTAGGGGCTCTGACGCCGGGGATCGGAAACGGTCCTCGGTGTCCAAACTGATTTTTACACCGAGAGGTGATGACAATGGCAAAGAGCCGATGGGACATGGGAAAGCCGAGTCTGGGTGACGCATTCGATCCCGGATTCATCAGTCCGTGGGATGCCGGAACTCGCAAGGGACACGGCGACTACGAGGATATCTGCACCATTCCGATGACCAGTCCGGGCACGATGATTGCCGCCGACGAGATGGATGGCGACGCGAGCATGACCGCTGCCGCAGGCGGAAGCCGGAAAAAGAAAAACAAGGCTTAGATGCCGTCGTCGCTGCAATCAAATCCGCTCGCGTTCCTGCGGCCTTCGGGCGGGAACGTAGCCCCTCCGGGGCCGACCGCGATGGGCGGAGAGCCTGGTGGCGACGACAATTCGGACGGCATCGGAAATCTCGCTTCGCTTTTGGGCGGGGGTGGTGGCGATGACGCAGGAGGCGGAGGAGGACAACCACTCCCGCCTGAACTGATGAAGATGATGGCTGCCAAGGCGATGATGCCGCAGGTGCTCGCCCAGCAGCAGGCCGAATACTACAAGAAGTTCATGAACATCGTGGTTCAAATGCTTGGTGAGTTGCGGCGCGAAAAGGCGATCGGTCCTCACACATCAACGGATATAGCACGGGCGCAGACTTCGCTAACCGCCGCAATCGCCAAGCTGGACAAGGAAAAGCCCGAGGAGGCAGGGGCAGTTAATTCGCTACTCGCTGGCGGATTGATGAGCAAACCGCAAATGGCATCTGGCGGAGCGCCGGGCGGCGCACTGCCGGTAATGAGGTAAAGGACGATGGCTATTGATTGGGACAAGATCGCAGAAAAGCTCGCGGACAGTACCGCTTTCGAGTTGGGATTGGACGGCGAAGATGAGCCGGTGAAAATGACGGGCGCCGAACTCAAGGCATTCGTCAATCAGAATAAGACGGTGCTCCAGCAGCGCAGTCAGGAACTCGCCCAGCGCGATCAGGAACTTGTGCGGCTCAAGAAGTACGAAGCCGACACAAGCGCCTTGTTTGGACAGGCGGCGCGTATCGCGTCGCAACCCGATCCGGCACCGACTCGTCCTACGGGAGCCGCGGCCAATCTGGCACCTGCGGATCGTTTTGAAGAGGAATACGGGGCCGACCCGCTCTTCAGTCCCTTCTCGAAACGCTACGACGAACACGTTGATCGTCGGGTGCGCGAGAACATTTTGAAACCGTTCGTCGATAACGAACTCGCACCAGAGTTCAAGCAGCTCCGCGAGACGAATCTGACTCTCAGTAGGTTGCTCCTCGAAGAGCGCCAGCGACGGGAATTCCGCGAAGCTGGCGAATGGCCAGAAGGGACGGACCTCGAAACCGCACGCAAATTCGGTATCGAGCGTCGATATCTCGTACCAGGTGCGGAGCAATTCGGTCTCGTCGATTTCAAGCGCGTCAACGACGACGTGATGACGCCGATTCGCCACAAGAAGGAACTGGAATTGGCTCGCGCCGAAGGTGCCGAGGAAGCGGCGATGCGGCTCCGGCAGACAACCAACATCATCCAGATGCCGAATCGCACTGGCGGCGGAGGCCCGAAGGGACCGTCGCGCGGCAGCGTTGGCGAGAGCGCCATCGACAAGGCGCTCGGAGAAGCGGCACAGGATCGAGAGACGATCAAACTTCTGAGCGCACTGCCGCGATAGATAGAAAACCAATAGGTAAACTAGGAGCAGAATAATGGGCGGTTTTATAGGCAGCGGACTTTATCAGCCTCCAGTCGTTGCGCAGGCGACGATGGACTCCATCACGCAGCGATGGCTACAGCCCGTCATCGGCGACGCCATCTTTATTCCTTCGACCGCGCTCGGTGAGATGACGAGCATCGGTCGGAGAGTGGACGCAGCCGATCTGCCGTTCGCAGTGGCGGCGCGCACGATTCCCGGTGGCGGCGCCTTCTGGGGCACGCAGCCGATTTCGCTGGAAGTGCCCGACCCCGTGCAGCCTGCGGTGCAGAGTTGGAAGTACTACCGCCAGCCGCTCGCCGTGTCGCTGACCGACCTCTGGACCAATCAGGCGTCGAGTCCGACCGGAGTGCTCAACCTCATTCGCGCCTATATGATCATGCTGTCGGGAACCTTCCTGACGATCCTGAGCAACGGGCTATGGGGCGACACGACTCAGCCGCCCGGCCTCGCCATCGACGACATGAATGCGTGGTTGAACAACACCACCAACACCATTGCTGGAATCAACCGGACGACATCGAGCAATGCCTTCTGGAAGCCGAATCCCGCTATCGCGATGCCTGCTGGCGGAATGACGATGGCCGCGATGGTCTCGGCTTACTGGTCGTACGCAGGAAATCTCGGCTTCGACTATCCGCAGGTGATGTTCATGTCTCCCGCCGGATACGCGAACTTTATGAATCTGTTCGTGCAGCAGATTGGCATTATGGCGGTCGTCCAAACCCAAGAGACGGGTGGCGTGTATTCCTTCGTCGACCCAGCCATGCAGGGCGCACTGCCGTCGATTTTGAATTACGCCGAGGGGAGAATCACTCGGGACATTGATCCCCTCGCGTCACGAACATCGAAAATCTACGCACTGACGGCGGGCGCACCAGTGTTTTCCGTCGACCCGAACGATTTCCAAGTGGTGCAGACTATCGAAGTGGTGCAGACATCGGACAGCACCATCACCGGTAACGTGGTTAATTCCTTCCCTGTGGTGCCGGTCAGCCCGGAATTCATCCAGAACGTATACGGCGGAATCTCGAGTTCTGGCACGCCGCAGTACTATGCGATGTACGGATCCGCGTACAACAGCGAACAGGATACGGTGACGAACGTGCTGTTCGGACCGCCGCCAGCGTTTGG